TCTTTCTTGCCCTCGAGTTTTTTGACCAGTTCCAGAATTACATCTTTCATCACCTGTTCGCCCAGGTTGCCGATCACGCCCCATTTGATCTGAGCGATAACGCCGCCAACATTCGACAAATTCGGCTCGAGATCGCCGCCGGCAAATTGTTCACCATCGCCAAAGTGCCGCGCGGCCCAGGCTTCACGCTCTTTGATCCAATCCAAAACCCCCTCGGTTTCCGACCCATCACGCGCTCGGCCCCAAAGGGTGAACGCATCATTGCCTCGAATGTTGCCGCCGGCGTCCCAAACCTCGGGATTGAACTCTTTGATGTTCTCGGCAAAATCTCGATCGAACTGCGGATATTCAGAGTTCCGCAAAGAAATCTTGAGATCGTCGCCTTTTTTGGGAAAATCAGTTGCCATCGCCCTCATCCTCATCGGGCTGATCCATTGCCGGCATGAACTTCATCGGCCCATATCCAGACTGACCACCGCCGAATGGCTGGAATGCAATCTCGATGCCGCGATCCTCGGCCATCTGTCTCTCGAGAACGATCTGGTCGAAAACATCCTCGATGTCCCGACCGTATTGGTTCGCAACGTCCTGCATCGATAGAATGCCGGAATTTAGGCCGATGACCGATGCGTTCATTTCGCGTTGCGGGTCAACCCAGGCAAAACCACGACCTCGGAACTCAACATTGTCGGCGAATTTATCAAACCGCGTCGGTGGAATCGGAATCGATCCATTATCCATTGCCGAAAACAACCAGGCGCGAAACACCGGTTGAACAAAGTGTTCAATCATAAAATCGTGCAAAACCTTGTAGAAATCACGATCCTCGAGTGCGCCCTGGCGGATCGAGGAATAGGATGTTTGGGTCAAATCGTTTGCGAGTGAGGCGTAAGAAACACCCAGCGCCGATGCGACACCGCGCAAGATCGCGCGTTCGAAATCCGCGAAAGAGTTTGCCCCCGATGATGGATCGAATGCCTTGAAATCAACGCCTGGCCCGAGTTGGTGAAATGTTCCTGGCTCCGCTTCCATGATCGGTGTGTAACTGTTCTCGACATCATCCCCAACGAAATCATCGCCCGATGGCGTTGTGAAAAATCCCATCTTTGAGGCTGAAATTCTTTCATTCACCAACACCGCCTCACGCATACCGTTCAACTGTTTGAGAGGCGAAACCGCCGCCGCCATCCAGGGAACCCCGCGCGTTTGCTGCGCTCTCTCCGGCAAGAATATGTGCAAGATTTTCTCGGCCGAAATCCGCGTTCTCCGCGTTGCCAGGCTCGAGGTATATTCATTATCGCCAGGGTGAGCGGTCAATAGGTGATATGCAACCGGTTTATGGAACCGATCGATCTCAACACCCATTCGAATCTTGTTGCCATTCGCCAGGGTTTCGTTGTGGTTCTCATCCAATAAATCAACCTCGAGGAACTCGATCGCAAATCCGAAATCGTTTTGTGGATAGTTGACCAGGCGAACCAACAACTCACCATCACGCGCCAACGCTTCCGCCGCAAACCTTTGAGCATCCTTCCAGGAATACCGGCCATCGACCGTGCAATTCCCTTTTCGAGACCAGTTTTTAAATGCGTTCTCGATGACCGCATTGCCTGGCGCGTCAAATGTGCCATTTGCGTTTTTTGCCTTAACTTGCAGGGAAACGCCTTTTTCGCCGATCACGTTCGTTTTTATTAGTTGCAAAAATCTCCGCGCATATTCATCATTCCTGGAAAGATCGCGGCATCGATACCGGATTTGCTGCAATGCCGCCTTGATTTCTGAATCTGCCGATCGACTCGATGCAATGAAATCAGAAAACAAACGACCGCCTTGCGCGGCCTTATATGAACGCCTGTTTGTTGGCTTCTTATCTCTTTTTAGAAAATCAAAAACGCCCATATCTTAAAACCTCGCCTTGATCGTTGCGCCGGTCGATTTACCTCGGCGAACGCGCTCTTTTCTCTTTTCCATCGCCAATTCGGTTCGATAATAATCTCGCCACCTCAAAAGATCATCGATCGACAATTTGACCAGGGAACGGCCGTTGATCGAGTAATTGGAAACATCCGCATCCGCGCGGTTTTGCAATACGCTCTCGATCTTATCGACCATGATTTCCGCGTGAGTTCGCGGGTCGGTGTTATTGACATCGAGGTCAACAATCGCCTCGAACGTCCCGCGCTCGATGACGATCCGCTCAGAATCCGCGTTCCGAACGATCTCGAGTTGCCAATGATAATATCCAGGATTGAAATCCGTCGAGGTTGCCGAATCCGCCGTGAATAAATAATCATTGCCGGACGCGGTGCCGACAAGTTGAATTTCACTGGCCCCGCCGCCGGTGATCCTGGCGACATAGGTCGCGGTGAATAGATTGTTTGGGTAGTCGGTTCCGAGATCGGTGCGTTTCCATTGAATGAAATCACCGACAACAATTTCGAGCGGTTCCGTTGTCGGTGCATTTGCGGCATCAAATAAATTCGCCATCGATCATCATCTCCAAGAGTTCACAAAACTATTGCCTGGCCTCGGCATCGGTCTTCGTGATGGCCTCACAGCTTTCGCCTTTGAAACCTCTAACTTTTCATCTGGTTCATCCTGTCGCTCTGCCGCCTTTGCGAACCGATTTGCCAAACTGTTCAAATTGAGATTCATGATTCCCAACGCTGCTATCGCATAAACGCGGCAATCAAGAGCCTCATTTCGAGGACGGGTTTGCACCCATTCTCGCCTCTTATAACCCTTTTTGAACCGAGTGACCATCTTTTCCGCCGTTAGTTGCGCAAAATACTCATCACCTCGACCCTGGGGAAAATGACAATACCCTGGCCCTGGCTCTTTGATCTTTAATCTTGAATAGACCAATTCCTTAATTCCATCGACCCCCACGGGAAACAGTCTAACAGATTGCCGGTTATTTTTCGAGGGTTTTCCGACCTGCGGCTTTCCCTCACCGCCAACGCCCTTGATTGCGAAAACCCTGCGGCCCTCTCGAGGCTTCACAAAGGTGTAAACCGCATTCGTGTGATGGCCACCCGAGTCAATACAGGCACATCGAATCGGCATCTCAACGCCTCGAGGGTGATCCCAGGTTTCCGACAATACGGCATCGAGTTGACCCCAAACTTGAGGCGATGATGGATCGCCATATAAAACCCGATAATCCAATGACCAGGTTTCCTGGTCTCGGCCGTGGCCAACGATCTCGATCTCGAGGCGATCGTCCTGCGTATCAATGCCGGCGGTGATGAGAACGCATTCATCCGGCAAGAACTCTTTGTCGAATGATTCTTTGCCTGGAATGTCATCCTGCTCGACGCCATCGCCTTGAACCTCGAATGTTTCGCCGAGATAAGTGTTCGTCCAAACCTTGAGCATTTCCGGCAATTTCTTCGCCTTCAAGAAATCTCGAACCGCATCCTCGAGAGTGATCCACGGTGAATAAATGCCCGAAATCTGAAAACCCGCAATGCCATGAAAGTTTTGGCTCGGCTCCCAATAGCCGCTCCGAACCGCTTTGTTCTTTTCCGCGTCCGACCAGAAAACCCCACATCCATCGCAAACATAACCGGCGGTTTCCGGCCGATCCTTTTGCCATTGGACGTTCTTCCATTCCAAAATCTGAGGCTCATCGCAATGAGGACATCGAGCAAAATATCGCCGCTGGTCACTGGCCAAATATCTTTCCTCGATGATCGATGAACCTTTGTTCGTCGGCGTCGAAACCATCAAGATTTTGCGGTTCCAGAATGTCGCCGATCGTTTCCTGGCAAGTTCGATCGGATCACCTTCCGATCCAGAGGATGCCGGAAAACGATCGGTTTCATCGAGCAACACAATTCGGATCGGCCTCGATGCAAGTTGCGCCGGCGAATTTGCGCCGATCATCGATATTCGACCGCCTGGAAAATTCTTCTGCAAAGTTGTGTTGCCACTGTCGCGGGATCGAGGGTCTTTCACCTTACCCTTGAGGCATGGCGTGTCGCGCAACATCGGTGCGAGTCTGTCTTTCGAGAATGTTTCCGCCATCCCCTTTTGGCCGGTCGGCTGGACAACCAGGATCGGCGCGGGATCATGAGCGATGTGAAAACCAATCACATTCAACAGAACCTCGGTTTTCCCTAGCTGCGCCCCCGCCTGGACAACGATCTCGGTGACGCTGGGATCACTGGCCGCATCCATGATGCCCCGCAAATACTCGGTGCGCTCAGTGTACCAGCGACCAGGTGCCGCCGATGCCTCACTGGATAGACGCCTTTCGAGGTCGGCCCACTGGCTTACGCTTTGTCGGGGTGGCGGCTTTAGGGTTGCGATCGCGCCTCTCGCCGCTTCCCTCATCGCTTCCACCATCATCGGGTGCGACTTCGATTTGTGGGTCATAAGATGTCAATTCCTCCAGGCAATCGATCACCGTTTTGTCGATGATCTCTTTTATTTCACTCGCGTCTTTTAGATCGACCAACATCGGCGCAAGGATGGTCGGCATCGATAACAACTTGGATTTCATGTTCGCCAGGACATCCGCCCAAACGTGCTTAACGTCCGAGGCCGAAACATATTCCCGCCGCGCCTTGGCCAAATCCATTTCCGCCAATGCGGTTTCGACCTGCAACTTTCGAACCCTGGCGGTCTCATAACTAGGCGATGCCATCGATCTCCCTCACTTTTATATTTCTGAACTATAATATCGCCGGCGCGTTGCATTTTTGCAAGCCCGTTGTTTTCAAGGCCGGCCCTATTGCCTTGGACTTTTTGAAATTCTGTGCCTGAGAAACTATCGGGGTCGCGCGTTACC